AAACCGCCTGTACGATCTGGTCATTGTTCGCCACCGCCGTCCTGCCGTTGATGGTTCCCACAAGTTCCGGCCCAGCTTCACGGGCTATAAACAATTCTCCAGGTTCAGGGAAACCGCCAGAGGCTAGTCCTGGAATCTTCCAAACCCAATCAGGCACAACCGCCGTATCACTCGCATTACCAGCCGCATCAATGAACGGCCCAAAATGCTCAGTATCAAGCCCCACCTTGGAAGTAGTGTGCAGACCGTTTGAATAGACATGAGTACCGGGAGCAATGTCATGCCATTCCTGAGTGGGACTATTGATCTGCGGCAAGTTATAGAACTCAGCGAATCCGTTCCAGGCATCGGTGAACAGGTCTTTGATGCCGGAGCCATGCTCACCAAAATACTTATCCCAATTCTGCTTGAACGCATCCCACCAAGTCCGGGGAGTATCCCCCCAGATTTTCTCAATCTCGGCGGTAAGCCTCCGCTGATCTTCCTCCATATCCGTGCCAGTCAGTTCAAGGTTATACGCCATCTTGCCCCATTCGCGGATAACTTCCTCGTCACAGGTGGCATACATCTTCGCAAGCTCACCAAGGGCGGTGTCCATCTCGTTGTTGTAGGATAACTGCACGTTATGGTAGGTATCAGCAACCTCTTTCAGTTTGGCAACATCATAGGCAATCATTACCGCATCAAATACGGCAAGTGCGCCAGTAGCAACTACGCTTGCCATTTTCCCAAGCGCACTAGACGCTTTGGGCGTTGCCGTGATGATTGACAGAGGAATCTTTCCAATAGCCCCGATTACCTTGCCGATAGCGAGAAGTACCGCAAGGCCCCCAAGGGCGAGAAGTGCTTTCTGAGTACCGTTCAGCCCGTCAATAAACTCTTGCCATGTAATATCACCATTGATAAGATCAGTCAAATCACTCAACAGGTCAATAAAATCGTCAAGCACTTTGAGAGACAGTTCACCTAGCCATTTGAAAAAGGGTTTGAGAACATTTTCCCACAAAGGCTTCAGAATAGGCGAGAGTTTTTCACACACCGTCCGCAGGAAGTCCAGCGCAGTTGCAAGTAGTTCAAGCACTCTGGGAGCGGCTTCCTCAATCGTCCAATGTGCAAGAGGAACAAGGATGTTGTCCCACGCCCAGCCAAGACCGCCCTTGATGGTGTCAGCAAGTTTCTGTACAGACTCCTTGAGTCTATCCCAACCTTTTAGCAAAGGTTCAAAGTCAAGCTCGGAAACGAGGTCTTTAAACTTCTGCGCAATGTCAAGCCATTTTTGTGCGATACGGGCATCTTCCCCACCGAACATTTCACTCGGAGATACGCCGCCGCTTCCCTTGTCCTCATTCAGACGGTTAATGACATCGAATCCAAGGATTTGATTTTTCCACTCTTTTGCTGACTTCGCGCCAGAAGACATCGTGTTTGCGAACTTGTCCGTTATGTTCGCAGCTTTCAAATAGGTCGTTCCTGTAAACGCAGCGATAAGCTGAGAAATTGCGTCCGCGATTCTCGTTATGAGGTTCACTATCTGCGTGACAATAGGCTCGATTGCTGTCATAAGTGCGATAAACGCAGATCCAAGTTGAGCTTTCATCTGTGTTGCAGCAGAGTTCATTTTGTCCATTGCCGCCGCGAATCTGTGACCCATAACCGAAGTCAGTCCGGCACTAAACAAGTAGGCGTTTTGTAGTCCTTCCTTAAAGGCTTGTCCAATTTCCTTGATAATGGTACGGATCATCCGATACTTGAAAATACGCATCAAGGAAGAACCAAATTCGCTTGTATGTTTTGTGGCCTCTTTTGCCGCTTTCCCGGTATTTTTAATTTGCTTTGCCGCACTTGTTAAATTCGCTGCGCCTCGCAGTCCGCTCAGATCAATGCCATTCAGTCTTTCAAGAGCATTAGTAACTTGTGCGAGATTCACAACATCGTCAGCAGTAATGCTTTTAAGCGCAACGGAAAGGCTTGCCAATCCATTAGCAAGTCCGTTGAATACCGACGCTTTTACCTTAGACCCAGAAATGGATGCCATTGCGTTAGCCAAAGCGGAAATGTTAGAAATCCCGGTCAACGCCGCTGCTTTTGACTCAAGATAACCAAGCGCATCAGCAAGCGTAGTTACCGTCTTTGCGGAACTACCACTCACACTTGTTTTGACATTGATTTCAAGATTTTCGACGGTCAATCCGCATCAGCTCCCTTTTGCCGTTCCTTCCATCTGCGCTTGTGGGACATCAGCATTTGCCTCAGTTCTTCCACTTTGTGCTTGTTCTCTGCTTCTTTCTCCATATCGCTCAATTCCGTGATTCTGAGCGCCTTTTCCGGGTATTTATTCTTCTTGTTGAACGCGGACGCAATCGCCAGTTTTATATATGCTCCTTGCATCCACAACTCTTGATTTCTACGCTCGATCTCGTATTGTTCTTTTTGCCAATAAGTAGCGAATCGGTCTATGCTCTCGTTCCAGAACTCATCCCAGGTCATGCCGTAGCTCATATAGTACGGGCATATCTGATCCAGGTATTTTCCAAACTCTGACTTTGGCGCTTCAAGGTCAACATCGGAAAATGACGTAGCGCCGTTTAGGTCATCTTCCATGTCGCGTTTCCCTGTTTACCGTGACCACGCTTCAGGGACGTGATTGCTTCATCATACAATTCGATGATTGCTCTCTTAAGCATATCAACGGGTTCGCCGTCATCGTCGTATTCAGGTTCGGAACCTTCTTCGGTCTGGGAAAGACTGTGATAGATTTCCATTCTCTTCGCATCAGATACAGAATTGTGATGCGCGATAAAAAGCCCCTTCCAAAGCGTCTCTATGCCAAGAAGTTTATCTCCAAGCTGGGCGAAATTCACACCTGACTTCTCCATCTGCTTCAGCGTGGAAGCCGTCACTTCCAGCTTGTAGTCTTTTCCGTCAGCGGTAAAGCTAATTGCGGACATATAATTTTTCTCCTTTTCTGTGTTGTGTTATACGGATAGGGGCGACTTACGCCGCCCCATTCCATTACGAAGTAATTGCCGTAGTCCAGTCGGCGTACTGATTCTCGATCAGATGGATAGCACCCTGAACGGCGCTACCAGCTTCCACGTCCGGGAACCGCATAGGCATAGCTTCAGCACGGACAAAAATAGCGTCCGTATCGCCGGGAAGGATGAACTCAAACCACAGCGCCTTGCCGCCCGTGAGCGCATTCTGTTCGGCAACGATAGCGCCCCAGTCAGCACGGCTCGTCGGGTTGATGTTCGCAGCCAGGTCAATGCTTCCGTCGTTGGACATCAGGCCACGGATGAAGCGATGTCTGTTTTCCTCGCTGAGAGGCGTGACATCGTACATATCGTAGTCAGCGTCCAGGCCGGACACGCCAGTAACGTAGTCCGCGATATTCAGCGTCGCACCCGTGGCTTTCTGCTTGAAGCCCGTGGACGGCATAGTGCCAGCGGTGCTTTCAGGGGCGTAATAAATTTTCACACCCGCAGAACTGATTTCACCAGCCATAAAGTATTTCTCCTTTTCTTAGTTTTCTGGCATATCCTCGCCGCTGCCGATGACCCGTCTGAACCGGGCGACGAGGGTATAGTATTTTGCGTCAGTTCGGTCTACTGGTTCTTCCATCGTCTCTACGAAGTACAGGCTACGCATGGCGCTTTTAACCGACCCCATGAGTTTGTAAGCCTGTTCCTTCGACCCAGCCTGAAGGTTTGAGATCGTTTGGACTTCCCATGTCGTTTCATAGATGTCTTGTGCGTTTGCGAAAGTAGCGGATTGAGCCGGGGTAAACCGTCCGATTTCACGAGCAAAAACGGTAGGGAACTTTGCGGGAGTGGAGGAGTAGGCTTGTACCACGTTTGCGTTCGGCTCAGTTTCAAGCACCGCAGCCCGAATCACGGTAAATATCGCGTTGTTTGTGTACTTCACTGTCCGAACACCTCCCTTGCTATCATCGGTAATCTTTGCACCATGTACTCGTAGGCGTAATAGAACGCTGGGGTAGGTTGTACCTCTCTGAAAATGTGACCACCGAACACCCAGAATCCATAGCGTGAATACATCTGTGCATGATTCATAGACCACGTTCCCGGCCTTGCCTCGGACGGAACGGCATCATACTTGTCGTTTTCGCTGCCAGCGGCACGACCAGCGCCGAACTCGATAAACAGGATGTCTTCACCTTCGGCAACGATCTTGAACCCGCTTTTTGTCTGCTCGGTATGAATGTCTGATGCGTGGTTCCCATGTACCTGCCGGATAATCGGTTCTCCGATTTCGCACAGCCGCCTTGCTACTTCTTCCAGTTTCTTTTCCGTTGAGTCTGGCGAGTTCGTATCGACCATACTCCGCAGCCGATTCACAGCGTTTGCTACGCTGCCCGTTACTGTGATTTGCACAGCGTATCACCCGCTTTCAGGAACAGGAGATACGTCAACCCGGCTGATAGCTATTGCTATGGAGTTGAGGGACTTTGCTACACGCCGCACGATATAGTTGAAACCTTCGGAGCTTTTTACCGTCTCGCCAGGTTCCCCTCCCGGTGCGGGTATGTCATCCGGCTCTTTGTCGTACCAAAGCACGGTGTTCTCGTCGATGGGACATTCCATCCAGTCCGTCATAAGAACCCGGTCATAGTCCTTCAAGTAGCCGAAACTCTCTGCGTAGCTCTGCCCCGTTGTCGGTGACACGTTCGCCATCATCATTACTGGCGTACTGTAGTGGGCAACCTTTTCGCCCG